CTAGATTTATTACAGGCAATCTTAACCGTATAGATAAACAAAACATAACTCTGAAAACACCTACAGCTAATATAGCAATCCGTGGGACTGATTTTACGGCTACAGTAGATGAATTAGGGCGTAGTCTTATAATATTGCTTCCTGACGCTCTAGGGCTCTCTAGTGGCGAAATAGAAGTAGTTACTGCTATGGGGACTGTTTTACTAAATAAACCGTATGAAGCCACTACAGTAAGCGTATTTGAGTCAGCTCCTACTAAACCAGTCATTTTAGACCTAACTTTAGATGTAATAGATAATATGCTTATTGTCACACCACCTAAAGAAGAGGTATTAGTAGAAGAAGAAAGAACATCAACTAAAGCAGATAGTGTATTGGATTTTAACGATTTAGATATTGATTATCTTGCAGAGGATTATTTAAAAGAAGACAGTCTAGAGTTTACAGAACTAGATATAAACTATCTTGATGTAAATTACTTAGAAGACCTTTTGAATGTTTTAGATGCACTTGCAGTTGCAGAAGAAGAAGATCAACTAGCCCAAGCAACTAGCACACAAATAAGCGGCACCCTACTCGGTAGAGATCCAGATACACAAATAACTACCTTGATAACAGGTAATGTAATTAGTTTGCGTAGAGAAGTAAACGAAAGTGTTAGAATAGATTTAAACGGTAGTGACTCATATACCGTAATATTTATACAAGATGGTATATCAAATGTTATAAAAGTAAATGGAGGTGGTAGTAGTGTTATTACTATCACTCAGAGTGATTAAATGAAAAGACTATTATTACCTATACTTATAATACTAGCTTTACCATTATTGTTTCAAAGCACACCTACAGAGATACTAAAACTTAAAGTATTTGACGCTTTTATAAAAACACCACCTGAATCTGGTAACTTTGTCATACTTAATATAACTGAGGATGATGTAGAACGTGAGGGGGGTTGGCCTTTACCAAGAGAACGACTGGCACAAATCACACTAGAGATACTAGGTAAGGGTGCTCTAGGTGTCGGGTATGCCATATCTTTCCCACAAGCTGATAGGTTTGGTGGTGATGAATCTTTTGGTAGGTCCTTAGGGTATGCACCTAGCGTTATAGCTATGTTTGAAGACGGTAAAGGTCAATATCCTAAACCAACAGGAACAGTTATAAAAGGTAATGATATTGGTGGTATTGAATCCCAAGGAGTAAAAGAAAATTTTAGTCTTTTAACGACTGATACCTTACAAGGTTTAGCTATTGCACCAACAGAAGTTGATCAACTTGTAAGAAGAATACCTTTGTTAGTTCGCACTCCAGACAACAATTGGATACCTAGCTTTGGAACACAAATATATAAAGCTCTATTTGGTGTCAAAACTTACATTATAAAAACTAATGATAATGGTATTGAAGAAATATCAATACGAGGAATACCACCAGTAAAAACAGATAGTCTTGGTCGTAAGTGGATAAGCTGGGTTGATACACCACAAACCGATTTACAAGAAATGCAAGTCAACGGTAAGTTTGTAATAGTTGGAGTGACGGCTAATGGAGTTATGCCGCAGGTCGCTACACCTGTAGGACTATTAGAACCTCATAAAATTCAAGCCGCACTTGCAGAATCAATATTAATACAAGATAGCCCTTTCATACCAGATTGGTCATTAGCTACTGAACTAACAATATTTATTACATTTGTTAGTCTGGTTTGGTTTGCTTTACATTTGTTAGGTATTACTTGGGGTATTGTAGTTGGTTTACTACTGATGTCGCTTAGCGGAGTAATAGGTTTTTATCTGATACAAAAAGGTATTTTAGTAGATGTATCCTGGACACTAATATCAGAGTTTGTAACAGGATCTATAGCTTTTTATTTACGATTCAGACAACAATACAAACTACGTCAACAGATCAAGAAACAGTTTGAGCATTACCTTGATCCAAGACAAGTCAAGAAACTACAGGATGATCCTAGCTCTTTAGTATTAGGTGGTGAGCGTAGGTATTGCACCTTTCTTTTTACAGATGTAAGGGGCTTTACTGCTATGTCTGAAAAGCTAGAGCCAGAACAAGTAACAGAAATTATGAATAAAGCACTAACCATACAAGCTGATGCAGTAAAAGAGTATGGCGGTATGGTAGATAAGTATATTGGTGACGCTATGATGGCGATATTTAATGCACCTATAGACGTGCCCGAACACGAACACGTAGCTATTTTATGTGCAAAGCAAATACAACAAAAGATACAAGAGGCTAACTTAGGCGTTGAAATAGGTATTGGTGTTAATACAGGACACGCTGTTGTAGGTAATATGGGTAGCAATACTAGATTTGATTATACAGCTATTGGGGATGCGGTAAATTTAGCTGCAAGACTTGAAAGCTCTACAAAAGAAGTTGGTCGAGATATTGTTATAGGGTATGATACCGTAAAGAACTGCAACATTTATGTTGACAAATTAAATGATATATTTGTAAAAGGTAAAGAAGAACCCATACAAATTTACACGTTAGATAGTTATGACAAAAGCACAGGAATCACTTAATAGAATAGAAACACATGAAAAAGAATGTCTTATTCGTTACAAAAATATTGAAAAAAGATTAGAAGACGGATCGAAAAAGTTCGATAAGCTTGAAACTATGCTATGGGCTGTATATCCATTTATTTTAGCATCAGTAGTATTGTCTAGATTGATATAGTGAGTCAAACTTTTAAAAAATTTTATGATTGGCTTATTAGATTTTTTGAACCCAGGTATAAAATTACCGTATCTTTTAATAAAGAATATGGAGATACTGATGATAAAGTTTACACGTCAAAAAAAATACTTATACAAAAAGAAAAACACCTTAAATTCAGGAGTCTTGATAAAAGATTAATTGAATATAGAAGTGCTACTGGGCTCAATTACATAATTGAAGAGGAAGAATAATGCAGCAAGTTTTTATAGGCATCATACTATTTTTAGGATTTACTACGTATTACTTATTTAATGAAAATAAAAAACTTGTTGCAAATAACCTTGCCTTAGAAGGTGCCATAGCTACACAAGAAGAGGCAATAAAATCCATACAAGCTGACTTTGAATTACAAACTACGCAAATGAATGAGCTATCACTTAAAAGTCAAGCAGCACAACGAGAACTTAATAGGTATACTGAATTTATACAAAATTATGAATTGGCAGATAAAATACTAGCTGATCCAGTAAAAATGGAAAGGAAAATAAATAATGGAACAAAACACATTATGGAAGATATCGAAAAAATCAGCGTTGTCGTTGATGATCTTGATAATGGCTTGCAGTTGCAGCCTTCTTCCGACTAAACAAATAGAAGTAACTGCAAAACCGTTAGACAGAAAGATAGTTCAACCTATCATGCCAAGAGAGATAAATTTACAAGAACCTATGTGGATTGTAATTACCCCTGAAAATGTAGATCAACAGTTAGCACTTATAGAAGAACAAGAGGGTGAACTGGTTTTTCTAGCTATGACTATACCTGATTATGAGGTTATGGCTTACAATATGCAGGAACTAAAAAGGTATATAAGTGAACTTAAAGACGTTGTTGTGTATTATAGGACAGTTACTACAACTAAAAAGGGAGAGTAATATGAAAATATCACAAGAGGGTCTTGCATTAATTAAAAAGTTTGAAGGGTGCCCAACTGACTCAGACGGTAATGTAATAAGCTATAGGTGTGCTGCAAATGTTCCTACAATAGGGTACGGTTCAACTAAATATAAAGGTCAGCCAGTAGAGGACAACATGAAAATAAGTATGCAAGAAGCAGAAGATTTACTTATACATGAAATGGATGAGTATGAAGGTTATGTTAATCACATGGTTAAGGTTGATTTAAAACAAAATGAGTTTGACGCATTAGTTGCATGGGTATTCAATTTAGGCCCATCAAACTTTTCTAGCAGTACCTTGTTGCAGAAAATTAACATTAAAGATTGGGATGATATTCCAAACCAAATAAAGCGTTGGAATAAAGCTGGCGGTAAAGTCTTACAAGGACTTGTTAGAAGAAGAGAGGCAGAAGCTTTATTATTTGAAGGCAAGGAGTGGCACGAGGTATAAAATGCCGTTACAAAAAACTATATTTAAACCTGGAATTAATAGAGAGGGCACAGCCTATGATAATGAAGGGGGATGGTTTGATTGTAACTTAGTTAGATTTCGTAAGGGTAGACCCGAAAAGTTTGGCGGTTGGGAAAAGCTAACTAACGATACTTATTTAGGCACCGTAAGAGCTTTACATGCTTGGATATCACTAGAAGGTAACAAATTTTTAGGTTTAGGCTCACATTTAAAATATTATATAGAAGAGGGTACATCATTTAAGGACGTAACGCCTATAAGATTAACCACATCAGCTGGTGATGTAACTTTTTCTGCTTCAAATGGCGATGCTACTATAACTGTTGCTGATACAGCACACGGAGCTGTTAAAAACGATTTTGTAACATTTAGTGGGGCTTCTTCTTTAGGCGGTAATGTAACTGCTGCAGTCTTAAATCAAGAATATCAAATAGCAACCATAGTGAATGCTAATAGCTACACAATAGAAGCAAAAGATACCTCTGGTGCCACCGTTACTGCAAATGCATCAGATAGTGGTAATGGTGGATCATCAGTTGTTGGTGCTTATCAAGTTAATGTAGGTTTAGATGTTTATGTTCCTAGTACAGGTTGGGGAACTAATGGGTGGGGTGAAGGAACCTTTGGTGACCTCTTTTCCT